AGGAGGATTAGCAGTAGCGTCTTCAATCCACGACAGGTTCAGATACGATGAGACCACTTTCCGATTTGTTAAGAGAGTAGATGGACAGCCAGGAATTGCCACAGCATTCACCGTATTAGGACAATAACATGAGAGATTTACTAAATAATTGCACAAGTGTTGACTTAATCCCCGCTGTGAATACTGGCTATGAGTTGGCAAGCTCTCTTACTGTCAACGGAACTTCTGTTGATTTGAAAGGAGAAGGCAGAAAGTGTCTTGTTCTTATCAGTGTTGGCGCAACTTCAACTGCTACCCTTTCAGTCAGCATTACAAGCGGAACTGACGATGCTACATTTGGAACGACAGAGAGTACTACGGTATTGGAGACAACAGGACTCACAGAGATTGATTTAGCTCCCACAAACAGATACATCAGAGCTGAGTACTCAGTTTCAGAAACAGCAGCATTAGCAAACTATTGCTTTGTTAGTTTCTCAGTTGAAGGAGTTGTCTATAACGAAAGGTACACGCCTTCCAATGTAGCATGAGTAATGTAAGATTTACGCCAACGAAGGCTGAAGAAGTGAAAGCTGAAGTCCCAAAGAAAGAAGAGAAGCCGAAGAAAAGGAAGAAATAAAAACTAAGCCATCTTCCTCGCTTAATGGCAGGTGAGGAAGATGACACTAAGTATGAGTAAAAAACATAGAAACAAACAACATACTCAGAAACAGCAATTAAGAAATGACAAAGCTGAGGCGTTCGGGTTCATTCAAAAGATAAACTTCATACTTGCCAAGATTAGGGAAGCGAATGTCGGAATGATGGAAACCACGCCCAGCAAAGACCCGACCAAGAAGGCGATATCAAAGGTCTTATTCCCAGAAGAAGGAGGAGTGCTGACTTTCTTTGAAGGAGAGGAGTTTCCAGCAAAAGGATTCTGTTATGGCGAAACAGTGCAGACAGTTGATGAGGTTAAAAAGACAGGGATGGCTTTTTTGAGAGGGTTCTTCGGTGGATTGAAGTATGGCAAGGTAAGAATGATTCTATTCGCTCTTCTATTCAGGAAGCAGTTTATGGCGATGTCTAATGAAATGTTAGCTACGCTTGACTACAGGATGGTCAGAGTAAGGCAGAAGCCGGAGAGATACTGCACTTGTGCCAGAGAGGTTTATAGGGTGTTTAACCTTATGGCGATTTGGTATCCCGACTGGAAGAGCATGTTAGGACACCTGAGAAACATAATCTGTATGGTGCTGGAGTATGATGACGCTTACAGGTATCCTGGGCAAGATGTAGTTCTTGAGCTCAACAAAGACGCCTGCCGAAAGGATATTGTGAAAGAGATAAAACGGATATTGGATTTTGAGATGAAGTGGGACCACAGAGGAATGGTTGAAAAGTTTGGCAGGATTAGGAAGCTATTATTCCTTTTGAGATTTAGCAAGAAAACGAGAGTGGCGATAATGAGGTTCTTTTTAGAGCTTGACCTTGACCAGATTAAGATGGATGAAGCCGACAAGCATCACGCCAGATTTAAGTGGGGATATAATTGGGAACATATAGATAACTATGATCCAAACAAACCAGAAAAAAAAGAAGAAGAGAAAGGAGAAAAAAAAGAAATATAAAAATCGGATGATGACATCCGAGAGAACTGAGATTTATTATGCCTGATGAATGTCAAAAGGGCGCTTTTAGTAGAAAGGTTAGCCCTTATTCAAAAAAAACAAATCCTTTTAGTAGAAAGGATATTCCATATAATAAACAAATAATTTGCCCTTTCTTGCTTCAGGAGAACGGATGGCCACTAAGAACTGAGGCAAGGGAGAAAATAAGATTAGAATAATATGGCCAGAGAATATTGTACAATCGAAGAAGTTGAAAATTATCTAAGCATTGATATTGAGAGTAGTTTTACTGCTCAAATCAAAATATGGATACAATGGATGACCGAATACATAGAAGCCCAGACGGGCAGGGTTTTTATTGCTGACGGTTCTAATTCAGAGAAGGTTTATGAAGTCAATTTACAAAGGTCGGTTAGCGTGGGAGGTAATCTTGCCAGCCCGATAGAGCTTGTGGTAGATGAGTTTGTCAATACTTCAACATCAGCCATAAAGCTAACAATAGACGATGACGAGCTTGATGAGGACGAGTTCCTGCTTTATCCAGCAACCGTGGAAGAACTGCCCAAAACAAGATTGAGATTAAAAGAGGACACCGGACTTGTGTTCACCGAAGGAGAGCAGAATATCAAAGTTGAAGCCAAATGGGGATACTCGATAGCAGCCCCCGGCGACATTAAGTTTGCCGCAATAGTTCTGGTGGCAGGAATGATAAACGAATCTTGGAGCTCGGAAGGAGAGATGAGTTCTGTTACTTTAGGAAGATACACAATGAGCTTCAAAGACGAACAGCAACTGAAAGACCTTGAAAGGACAAAGGAGATTTTGATGATGTACACTAAACAGACAATCTAATGCCCATTTCCCAATTTTTTGACAACGAAGTGGATGTTTATCGCCTTGCAGATACAGCCGACACAGACAATCAGGCTTGGGCGGTTCATCTTACAGGAACACAGGAGGTCAGTTGCCAGATTCAACCCTTAGATGACTCCTATGGCGAGGATCTGGAAGGTTCTTATGGAAAGGACTTTGTGATGTTTTGTTCGGTGGTTGATATTAAACAAGGCGACAAAATAGTTGATGGAAGCACAGAGTATTTGGTGGTAGGCGTGGAGAGTTATTCATTTCAGGGTTTTAGTCATATGGAGCTAACAATTAGAAAAACTCAGTAAATTATTATGTTTACTATAGGGAATCATACTAAAACTGAATTCAAGAAAGGACATCCACAATTTAATATAGGTAAAACCCATTTTAAGAAAGGACATAAAGTCAATTTAGGAAGATATCCTTCAGAAAAAACTAAAAAGAAAATTGGTGAAGCAAACAAAGGTAGAAAACATCCTGACAGAAAAAGCTCTCCACCTTACACAGAAGAACACAAAAGAAAAATAAGTGAAGCCAATAAAGGAGAAAAAGGTAATAATTGGAAAGGAGGTTTAACAGCAGTACAGAAGTTAGAGAAAATAGCAGGAAGAAAGAAACCAAAGCAATGTGAGATTTGTGGGGCTATGGGAAAAATCTGTTTTGACCACGACCATAAAACAGGTGAATTCAGAGGTTGGATATGTGGTAGGTGTAATTTTGCATTAGGTTTAGTAAAAGACAATATAGAAACATTGATGGCGATGATAGAATATCTTAAAAATTTTAAATAAAATGGAAATATCTATCCGCATTGATAACATAGACGAAATAGAGAGGTTTTTAGAGAGCAGGCCCAAGAGAACGAGGGAAGAGTTAAACAGGGCGGTGGAAAAGACAGCCCTATTAGTCGAGGGAGAGGCAGCGAGAAGAACACCTGTGGATACTGGTCATCTAAAAACTTCAATTCGATCCAAGACATTTAAAGATAAGTTAGCAGGCGAGGTTTTTACAGCAGTTAGGTATGCTATCCCAGTCCACGAGAACTTGAGGGCAAGGCACAGGGTCGGAGAGGCAAAGTATCTTGAAAGAGCCGCCAAACATTCTGTGCCAAGAATAAACAAGTTTTTCAAAGACGCAGTTTCAAATATATTAAAAAGATGAGCGATATTGTAGAAATAAAAGGAAAAATAAAGGGCATTTTAGAAGCAATAGTCCAAGGCGATGGAACGAGGACAATAGTCGTTGTCTATAACTATTCTGAATCCAAGCCCACTGGCTATCCTTACGCTTACATCAATTATTTAGGTGATGTTTCAGAAGTCCACAGCAACACGCAGGATTTGGTCGAGTACACTTTTAAAGTCATTCTCATTCAGGAAAAAGATGGAGGATTTCAAAGGAAGAGAGGATGCTGAAGCAACAGCAGAAGCAAGGTCTTATACTATCAACGAGGCATTCAGAGCGGACAACGATTTGGGGCTGAGCGATGTTTTAAGAATAACCCCGATAGAAACAATCAAAAGCTATGTTGATGGAAATACAAGAATCCAGTTGAAGATTTTATTAAGAGCCCAAACATTAGAAACAATAAGCATTTAAAGGTCGCAAAACTAACACTAAGACAAAAATGAATATAAAATGTTTAATAAAATGTTGGACACCTTTACCCTATGAAATGAGTTGGAAAGAGGGCGAAGTGGTCGAAGTGTCTGACGAGTTAGGCGAAAAGTTATTATTAAATAAGAATTTCGTGAAGGTTTCCGATACTAAGCCAGAAACCGAGAGCGAGCTAAAAGAAGATGAGTTCAGAAATAGGAAGAAGAGGAGCGTTAGGGATAGGTCTTGAGGCAACTCCCGGCACAACAACAACTATTGATTATTGGATTCCATACCTTTCGTGCGGTTTGGTGGAAAAGCACACTCCGATAGCGGATCTCGCAGCCAAAGGCATAAGAGATTCACAAGGGAATGATTCAGTAGAAGGTAAGAAGTGGGGAGAAGGTCCAATTGAAGTTGTGCTTGACCCTGCAACAGCTCCTTATTGGTTTGCATTGGCTTTAGGAGTTATAAGCTCAACTGCATCAGGGGAAATTCAATATCACACCATAACAAGAAAGGCAGGCAATCCTCCACTATCAGCGACCATTACCAGAAACAGAGTTGTGGACGACGTAACATTTCCTTATTCTGCAGTTAATACTTTGGCACTGAATTTTGCCGATGATGTCGCCAAGGTTACAGTTGATATACTTTCAAGATATCCTGCAAACGAAGCATCCACTCCATCTTATGGGGATTTGGAATTGCTTACATTCCAGCATGCCTATATCAAAGTGTTGTTATCGGGAGCGACTTCTACGATATCGATTAGAGAGTTCACTCTCAATATAAACAACAATGCAGAGTTAAAATACGCTCCGAATGACAACGATGTAGAAAAGATTACATTTGGCAATTTTGAGGTTTCTGGAAGCATAGTGGTTGACTTTCAAACTACAGTTCAGAGGAATGCTTTTAGAGATCTGACCAAGCAAGCCATTGTCGCAACATTTACGAAGGCGACCAGAGTAATAACCATCAACATACCGCAGTTCAGGGTAGACCCATTAGATATAGACACGCCCAATGACGACATTTCACCAGAGACGATTAACTTTATTGCAGAATGGGATTCTGCGACTACATCAACAATAAGCGTTGATATTGAGAATGCGGTATCGGGATACTAAACACTATGAACACTAAGACAATTAA